ACCCAAAGGGAACCATCTAAATCAATCTGATATGCTCTTGCTTCATCTTTTGATGAAACTGGACGACATTTTAAAAATTGATTAGATAACAAATTTTGAGAACCATTTAGTCTACCCATATAGTTATCATATGGGGTATTACTCAATAACATGTTATTGTTCCCATAAGGGAATTGGACTGGAGTTTGCTGAGACATAAAATTCACAGGTGTCTGCTGTTGCAAACCTCCCAGATTAGGATTATTGTAATTTGCCATTACGTTCCTCCTGTGTGCACATATGAAAAATAGGTCTACGAGTTACAATATACGTATATTATAGGCGATTAAAAAGATTATTAAAAATTGATTATCTTTATCATAACCAACATATAATTTTCTACTTTCTATCCCCTACATCTATATATTAAAAATAACACTAATGACTTAATCAGTTTTGTCCAAAGTTTTTTCGAATCACGGCAAAAATCAATTATTACTTAGTTTTTTATTAAAAATTAAGTAGCCATTTTTACTTGACAACTTAAAAAATTTTTGTTATAATATAATCAAGAGCAAAGGAGACGAGATTATGAGGATATTATCTTTAGATTTGTCCACGCGTAGTTCGGGTTTTGCACTTGGTGAAGACGGATCTCTTGAAGATCATGGATGCATAACCGCGAGTTCAAGAGATGTGGTCAAAAGAATTATAAAAATGCGAGATTAGCTATCTAAACTAATTAAAAATAATAAGATAGATAAAATTATTATGGAAGAAGTTCGTCCAGAATATAATTCGCATACTAATAAAGTTTTAATGTGGTTACAGGCTGTAATAGTTGTTGCCGCATATTAGATTGATTCAAACATAGAATATGAATTTGTTGGTGCAAGCGAATGGCGGGCCGCCCTTAAAATCAAACAAGGACGCGGTGTAAAACGCTAGGCACTGAAACCGCAAGATATACAATATGTTGAGAATAAATACCATCTTTCAGTTAATGACGACGAAGCTGATGCTATATGTGTCTTTGATGCCTATTGGTAGAAGTTTGATAATGAAATTAACTGGGAATAAAAAAGCCACTCTAATTTTAATAAGGTGTTGAAGAAACACAAAAAGATTTCTTTTACGAAAAATAAGGGATTTTATATCCCTCATTTTTCTTTTTTAACTTTCTAATAAAAAAAATAAAAGGCGTAGCTTAGCTACGCCTTCTTTTTATTTCTTCAACATTCTATTAACTTGTCTTTGTACAATACTATAATTTTTTCCTAACGCTACAATGCGGCAACCACTAATTGCTGACTGTCATATACCTAGATATATGACGTTTTATAACAATGGTTGCCGCCAATTTTATACATAATATTTAATAATAGCTTTTTGAATATCTTCAAGAATATCTTTTATAGTTGCATCACCAACTGATTCAACAGAAATTTCATCATTAATCTTAATAGATAAATGTTGAACATCTTTTTCATATTTTACCGTAATTTCAAAATCATTCGGCTTCATTTTCAATATCCTCCTTAGAAGTTATTTCTTCTGGCATTTCATTTTGATTCACATTAGGATCGTCATTTTTTTCTTCTAATTCAGTATTTAAAGTTCCATAATATGTATTTTCCAACTCTTGTGCAACTAATTGAAAAATAAAATAGACATTTGAAATTGGTAAACCACTATTATTAATTAAAGAGTATAAATTACTTTTAAACTCTTCACTTCTTACATTAATTGATTTATTCATAAACTCCTTCTATCTCCTTTTAAATTAATCTTCTCCACTACCAGATGTTAAAGCGCCTTTCCCAACTAAAAGATATAAACTACGATACCAAGATGTAGAGTCTAAATCTGCTACAAAAGTATAACTGTCTTTTGCATATGTTACACCACTTAAACCTACATCTAATACAGGTCGCATGGTTACATTAATCCATCTCATTTTTCTTTTAGTAATACAACGTACTAATTGCCATTTAACACCACGTCCATTAAAAGTAAATTCACTTGTAACATTTAACCTTTCAACAACCAAATCTTTAATATGTTGATTTAAGCTTTTAGAACCAACAGATGTGGTACCAGCAGTTAAATTTGTCCTACCACCGCCGCCTGTTGAACCGCCAGTAATAGTTGTTCCGCCGCCCCTAAAAGTATAACCATTTGCTACTTGTCCATATACTTTTGCAAAATGTGCTAACCCATTTGCGGATACAGACCAGTTCTTTCCAGAAACAGCACCACTATTATTAAGTCTTAAAGTGCCACCTTTTAAATATGTTGAACCAATAGTCCATCCACCAATACTACCACCTTTATTTGCAGTAATATGATTAAAAGTTGCTTTACCTGTTGTAGCAATAGACCAAGTAAAATTTCCAGAGCCACCCTTCATTGAACCATTACTATTAAGTTCAATATTACCAGCAGACAATTTTGTTTTATTAATATTCCAACTACCAATTGTTCCACTATATGCCGTTAATTGTCCTTGTGGACTTACTGAAAATCTAGTTCCAAGAGAAATACCATCTGTTCCTAAATAAATTTTCGCAGTACTACCATTATCGTTACTAGCTTTTGACCATGATGTACCACCATAAGCAATATATGATTTACTACTATCTCCATCAATAGTCCAATGTTTACCAGTACCTGCGACAGCGCCGGTTCCTAAATACATTTGACCAGTATTAGTAATTTTTACCTTACTTCCAAAAGATAAACCATCATATGACAAATAAAAACCAGTATGAGTATCTGTTAAACTACTATGATTATGAGAATAAATTTTACCAGGACCAGTTACTGTATTAGTTTCTTCATTATAAGTTCCTGCATCAAGAGTAATACGACCACTATTTACTGCAATATTACTATATAAACTGTGTTTATCAATTTTCCAACCGCCAATATCACCACCTGCAGCGGCGTGTATATAACCATCTTTGGTAACATAAAAATTACCAGTACCAAAGAAAATTTCAGGTGTTGTTAAATCAATTAATAAACCAGCTTTATTAGCATTACCAGTTGGTTGATATTTATTGTTTCTATAAGTATAGTTTTTAGGTAGTCCGTCATAATCACCATCTGAATTATATTCTTTCCAAAAGTTGCCACTATAAATCATAGCTTTCTTTTGACTTGTTGATGGATCGATTACAATTTGACCCTGATCTGATCTACCAAATAATGCAGAACCATTCTTACTATTTAAAAAGAAAGTGCGAGTTCCTGCATTATACCCCAATAAACCAGTTTGAGGGGTTTGTTTACTTGGCAGCCGCGTCTCTCCCATCAGCACACCAGTAAAACTATTATCATTCTCTTTATGTCCAGCGCCCATCTGAGGAGAAAGGATAAATCCGCCCTCATTGTCAATCTGAACACTATTTCCATCCCATTCATTAATATTAGCCATTCCATATTTATTCAATAGATAATGAACAGGAACATTAATTCTACCTACAATTACACCATTTTGTTTGTATATGCAACAAATTGCCACATTAACGCAAACTCCATCGTACCTTGAAGCAGGACGCGCTTTCCATTGATTTTTTGCACACCCATCTCGATAAACAGTAGTCGTTAAAATTTCTAATAAATTACTATTTGTTGCACTTCCATCTTTTGTTGATAAATAATTACCAACTGCGGAAGGTGTATAAGTTACCGCATGGCCTCCAGATACCGTAGACACATCTTCCCATGTGCCATTAATTTTTTCTTTACAGATAAATTCAAAAGGATGAGAATTATCATATTGCGGTGTCATACCATCAGAAGTGTAAATCGCATATCTAAATCCTGTATAATCCTTTAAATTTACTCTATAATTAGCACCACTTGTCCAAGCTGTTGTAATAGGAATAGTTCCATAATATAATTTACCTTGCCAAGTAATACTACATTTAACAATATTGGCTAAAGGAGTCTCAATAGCAGAAGCCAAATGATCTCCTGAATAAGCAATATAACCACTTCCTGCGTTAGTTATATTAAAAGCAGAAGCATCTGATGCAGATGAATTATATTTATTTCTTAACATCTCCCAATGAACAAGAGAAGGTTTAGTAACTCCATCTTGTGCGGCGGTCGATGCTGTCATACCCTCCCAGACGAGTTCTCCGCTATGCCATAGCTGCGCCTTAAATAACTGATAACCAGTTCCCGCACCAATCGTAGTTTCCTCAGCTGCAGAATTTAAACCATAGTTTAATATATAACTACTTCCTGCTTTTGTAACCATTGGCCAGAGTGGTGGATTATTCATTCGGGTATTAGGAACTAACTTAACGAGATACTCAGTACCATTTGTACCAGGCTCGCCTTGTTTAGCAAATGTAAACTCAGTCTCCGCAGTTAAATTCATTCCTTTATAATCGACTGTCAGTTTAATCTGATTTCTTTGCTTTTTAATATCATATTTTTGAGCAATTCCATAAACTAAATTAGTCTTATTATCATAATATTTATATGTTTGTGTAGCATCAGTTCCTGAGTTTGGCTCATTCTCCTTTTGATCTACTAACATACTTTCTTTAATCGGAAATTGCCATCTAATTTTACAATTTTTTGTATTTGCAATAATTGCAGAATCAATCGGCTGACCTAAATTATCATAAACTGTAAAACTTAATCCTTGAATTTCTTGCTGAACATCCAAACTTTTATTATTTGGTGCAACACCATTTTCATTATATTGAAAAACTGCTGAACCATTGTTAATAACAAGAGAATAAAGATCTTCACCATCTAATGTATTAGTTAAAGTAAGTGATGTAGTTCCTAAATAAGTATCCTTATCATTATAAACAGAACATTTAAAAGTTCCAAATGATGTGATATTATTTATTTGTACATCATATACTTTATTACCTTGAACTCTTTGAATAAAATCAAATGCTTTAACTGCGGTTTCAGCATTATTTAAATTAATAGCTTCAGCATTTGCAAACTTAGTACCATTAGCTATAGCCGTCTTTAAATCATTTAATGTTTTAATTGCCGCCGCATATCTAGTATTTGCATCTGTTGTAACTGGTAATTCACTAAATATACCAGTGTTACTCTCATATGCCCAATAATATTTGTAATTTGACGGCTCCCCGCCATTTACTTTACAAGTTAAAGTAGGATGGCCAATATCATAATAAAATTTAGTACCACCAGTTGATTCTATTGTTAAAACTGGCACCTTTGCTCCTAAATTTTGAATATTAATTTCTTTAGTAACAATACTACCATCATAAACAATAGCAACTTTGAGTTTATTGTCTCGTGCTGTGGCTGCATCAAATTTTAAAATATATGTATCTTTACCTGGTATCCATTCTATAACTGGATCAGTTGTTGCGGTACCGGCCTGCACAACATTCTTACTATTTAGACATTTCCAACCACGCCCTAAATATTTATTATAATATTCACTACTTGGTGAAATGCCAACATTTTCAGTTCCCCAATAGAAAGGAATTTTTTGTGCGGCAGATGCTAATTTACCTTTAATTCTAACTTGTGCAGTAATTGTCTTATAACTCGCAGATGTTGAAGAATCAGTAAAAAATGTTCCTTGCGGCGTGTAAAAAGAAATAGCAACACCGCTCGTTTCACTTTCAGACATTCGTACTGCACCAGATAGCTCCAAAGTAGTAATTTCAATATCACCAGATGTTAATTTCCTACCTGTCACTGTTCCTGTTGCATCAGGGAAATCTTTAGAAAAAATCTCAATAGACTCAACTCTAATAAAACTTGGCCCATCAATATTAAAAATCTGATATTGCCTTGTTTCATAGATAAGTCTATATGGATTATCTATCATATTATCTTCATCTACTGTATAAGAACGGATTACTTCTTTATTAGAAGTATTATCTAAAAATCTTAAATTATATGTAATTCCATAATGTCCTCTATATTGTCTCTCTGGTGGGATTGTTGTTTTAAAAATTGCTCCTACGATAAGAGAAGAGGATTGTTTAATATATTGATTTAAAGCTGTTACATCTAATTTAACCTCACTTGAACTTCCATATTTATATAATGTATATTTATAATCTTTATTTATACTATCTAAATAAAATTTATTACTAGATGTGATACAGTTATTACCAATAATGTCATATGCCTAATCACCTTCAGCTTGTGAGATATAGTTGATACCTAACTTCTTAGTTGTTCCAAGAATTGTTTTCTCTTTCTTCATATCACTTCCTGGAACGAGAATATAAACATAGGCACCATTGTTAAAAGTCACATCTGAATTGCTTGCATAGGCATATATAATTGCATCTTGATAACGACATCTATATTTCCCGATTGTCGCATCTTCGCATGAAACTATTTGAGCTTGAATTGTCTTATCATATCCTGCCTTTTCTACAGAATTTGTAGCCAATAACTCAATAGCATCTAAAACTTTATCGCTTATGCTCATTGACTTACGTCCTCCTTATATCTCCTTCTATATTAACTATAAAAAATTGACAAGATAAATTATTTAATTCTGCCCTTAATATTATAGTTAATTAGTGATATAATACAAATAATGGTGCTTAACATACCCTATTTATATTATAACATAAAATTTTTAAAGTTTCAAGATAAAATTAATTTTATTTTTCATTAAATCTAATACTTTTTACACCATCATAATTATATCTTGTAATTTCAAAAAATTGCTACTTACTTAATATTTTATTTTCTACAAATCACATCATATCTTCTAATCCATAGACTCCATGCTACCATTTATATTGAATAATTATATAAGTATCCATATTGTCTCTCCTTCATTAAAAAAGGAGAGGCGTTATGCCCCTCCTTCTTATTATCTACGCATAGCCCTCTGAGCAGCCAAATTAACCAAATCATTAAATGCTTCTTCGATTTCTCTTTTACTATCTACATTCGGGAAAGTAGCATCAATATGAACATTTTGTTCAATACCATCGCCAGATCCATCCATAGCATTTGCAAATCCGCTCTTAATATCACCTAATCTTGCAGCCATTGTACCACCAAGTGAAGACATTACTGATCTTAATACACTAATTGTATTTAACAGATTTTCAGTATCTTCTTGGTTAAGTACCATTTCCTTTTGATGGAGAATACCAATTTTCCCATTTTCTCCAGCCCACATACCAGTGTAACCACCAGATCTGAAACTAGATAATGAGAACTTTTTATAGTAATCCCAATCATGCTCAAGACCACCATTATAACCATAACCGCTATTAAATTTGGCTTGAACTGCTTTGTAAATTGCATCTCCTTGCTCTTTACCAAATTTAGCAATCATATTATTATGTCTATCAGAATCGTTGCCCCAGGTATCATACACCCAGATATTACCTGCGATACCTTCAACAGTTTTAGAAGAAGGAGTTGTTGATCCACCACCTTTTCCTCCTTTTCCACTGCCAGGCCCTGAACCTGGGCCGCTACCAGATCCACTTCCGCTTCCAGAACCAGGCCCTGATCCACTACCTGAACCAGAACTTCCATCTCCATTAGCGGCAGCCGCCTGTTGTGCTTGAACAAAGCTATGAATACCAGACACCGCAAGTTTAGCAGCATCATAAACTGCCTTATATTCTTCAACAAGAGCATGAGCTTCAGCTCTTAACAGTTGTACAGCATCTAACTCATCATACATTCTACTTGTTAATTCTTCATTATCTGTGATTAAATCTTCAAAAGAGTAAGCTAAATCATCAACACCATTTTTTACATCTGTTAAATCAAAGCCTGCGGTTTGTGCCAAATCATCTAATTCATCTTTATATGCTTTAGTAGCATCTGTAATATCATTAAACGCATCTTCGCAAACAGGAATAAATCCACCCTCGCCCGCAACTTTATCAGCCATCTGTTGAATACCGCTCTCCCAAGCAGGAACTAAATCACCCATAAGGATATTTTGTTCATCAATAGACATCTGATTATAGTTTTCAACATCTGTATTATATAGCGCCGCTAAATCAGCAAATGCAGATTCCATTAGGTTATTTCTAACAACTAAGTTTTCTGCGGTTTTATCATTAATATATTCACCATATTGTTCCCTTAATAAAGAAAGTCTTTCAATTCTCTCTTGTTCAGTTAATGAAGTATCTAAAACAATATCTTTATAATCAGATTGAAAATCTCTCCACGCGGAAAGCATATCATCAAGATTAGACTGGTATCTTTCTTTATCAAAGTTATAAAGATCATTCTGCGCTTGAGCCAGATTAGCTTGTGCATCATCCACCGCTTCATTATCAGCAACATATTCATATGAATAATTACCTTGAGAGTCTCTCTTTAAGCGCATTGAAGTTTTTGCGGATTGAGCATCTTGTAATGCGATTCGTGCTTGTTCAACTTGTAGAAGTTTTTCTGCACGATCAACATCGTATTGAGTAACTTTTTCTTTATTCTTTAAGATACCTAATTGCTCATCCATAAGTTTCTTTAATGCTTGTTGATTCTTAATGCTTTTAGTTTCATCTAATGCTTTCTGATACTTTCTTTCTGTCTCTTGGATAGCAAAAGCAGTGTTAATAGTATCAAGATATTCATCAGCATTTTTATTCATTAACTCCCATTCGGTATTTAAATAATCAGTGCCCTTCCCATTAGAAATCTTTTTATCTAATTCATCAAAAATCTTATCAATAGCATTAATATATTTATTCTGAAGATTCTTTGCAGCCTCTTCAACTGTTTCATTTAGATTCTTAATAGTTTCTTTATAATTTTCTTCAAATTGTTTTGCGGCTTGTGTATCACCACGAGCAACCGCCGCATCCCATTGTTCTTTCCAGAAATCTCTTTGTCTCTTTAATGAATCAAGTTGTTTTAGATTATTTCTTTCTAAGGTTTCATAATATTTATTCATCGCATCATAATTTCTATCACCATATAATAATGATAATAAATCAATATCATGCTCAATTAATTCACCCACATATTCATAATCTTCAATTTGTTTATCAAACTGCTCTTCAACATCATCAATAGTGTCAAGATAAGCTTTATCAACATCATCAACTAATTCTTGGATGTCTTCCATCTGCTCCATTAATTCTTTAAGATCATTTTGAAGATCTTCCATAGCCTGCGCTTTATTATCACCATATATAGCAGATGAACCTGTTTTATCAATGGCTTCAATTTCTGCGCGGGTATCCATTAATTGCTCAGTTAATGTTTGTAAGCTACCTTTGCTACCACGTACATTAAAATAAGATGTAATATCTCTTACGCCCTGTGTGGCATCACTAAAGATTTCTTGGAAATTAGTATCTTTAATAATATCAGTGTGTTCAAGAACTTCTCGACGGAATTTATTCCAATCACGTTCAGCTTCGCCCATTTCAAGACGAATTTCAACTTCCATTCTAAACTTTTTGATATTAATTTCAATTTGTTTTTGAGTTTCTTCTTCAATTTGATCGACAAGATCTTCCATATCTTCACGAAGGTCATCATAGTTTTTAATTTTATCTTCAAGATTTTTATATTCATCTTCATACTTTTTAATTTGTTTGTTAAGTTTTTCAGCTTTCTCTGCAATTTGTTTTTTAATATCCTTATCTGTTGCTCTATTATAAGCCTCAATTAAACTATTATATTGCTTCGTTTTAGCATTTACTTGAGCTTGCTTATTAGCAAGTATATCCATATAATTAGATATATTACCATATTTATCAAAAGTAATACCAAGATTTTTTAATGTTTTCTGTTGAGCAATTAAATCTTGTTCTTGAAGATCATGTTTTTCTTCTAATTTAGCTTTATGTTGATCTAATATCTTTGATTGTTTATTTAAATTATCAAGTAATTGCTTACCATATAATCTATCTTGTTTCTTTTGAACTCGATCAAGTCGTCTATCAATTTGTTGAAGTTCTATATTAATATCGTGATAAATATCACGAGTATCTTCCATTAATTTCTTTGGATCTTTTTGTGACTTATCCGGCTCTTGGGTTTTACCCCTACCGCCGCCACCACCACCACGGCCACCACGGCCACGGCCTTTTCCGCCACTGCCGCCGCCACGACGACTGGCTCCTTTAGATCCACCGCCATTTTTTGCTTGACTAAACTTAAAATTACCACCAGATGACTTATGAGCGGAAGTTACTTTTAAACTAAAAGCAGAATTTTCTTTAGTATCTGTTACTGTCTCAGTATCTGGTACATAATTTACACCAGGAGCGGTAATACTACCAGTGTAATGTTCAAGACTTGTACCATTCATATACACAAAATCATAAGGAATTTGTGTATTATTGGCTTCACCATGATAACCAGTAACCTATTTTTTTTCAGTACCTTCAGTCTTTTGTTCAATAACTTCTGCATCCACACCCATTGATGCTAAATAGTCTGTAGCTTGTTGCGCTGTCATACCGGCTGCGTTAATCATATTTTCCAAGCCCGCAATAAAATTAGCATCATCTAATGAAGCTCCAACCTCAATATCTTGGAAATTCATTTCATCCATCATGGCTTGTACATTAGCTAAGTCATTTTGAAATTGAGTATAATCTTCAGGCGAAAGTTGTAAATGTGTAATTATATCTTGACCTGCTCTTGATAGTAATTCATCATAAGCATCAATATCACCATCAATAGCGGCTTTCATTAAATCTAAGTTTTCAGCATTAGTTAAGAAATCATTAGATAAAGCAGAACCATCTAAATCAAGCAAATCTGCATAAGCATCTCGTAAATCATCAATAACTTCTGCTTGTTCTTGAATAGATCCACTATTTAAAGCATCCATCCAATCTTCATAATTATCAACAACATCTTCAATAGCATTATCAAATCTAAGGATTGATTCTGCTACATCTTCGGCTGCTCGTGAATCTTCAGTTAAGCTATCCGCTAATTCATCTGATTCATCTGCAATATCTTGTATTGTTTCAGATAAAGTTTCTAATACTTCTGTATCAACATCAGAATCAGTAGGAAACATTGCATCATGAAGTTGATGAGCTACTTCTTCAGCCATTTCTGCTAATTTTTGTTGACGTTCAGTCAAATTAGCAGTTTGATCTCCCGCATTACCAACTGCTTCTGCGATAGCATCAACCTGTTCTTTGTTTAATTCTTGATTTTTAGCTAATTCAATCCAAAGATCAATTTGTGCACCTAATTCACTATTAGTATCAGTAACTGCTTGTAAATAATCTAATTGATATTTAACTAAATCATAATCAATAGTATTAACTTGTCCTTCTCCATGAACAAATTGAGTTGTATTAGCTGATTGATCTAATGCATCATAATTAAAATTTTGATCTTGTAATGCTTGAATTTGTTCTAATTCTCTATTAATAGTATCTAAAGTTTCAAAAAATCCATCTAATTTTAAACTATTAACTCTATTATAAAATTCTTCAGCATCACCCGTCATTTTAAATGTTCCATTAGCCATCATGCTAAAGAACTCTTGAATTTCTGGATCAAGAGATTCCATTTCTTTTTTAGAAATAGATTTTCCTCCACGAACCTGATCTTCAAGAGACTGATAAATATTATATTGATCAGAAGCGGCCGCCTGTGCAGACTCTGGATCTAATGCGATTGCAGCTGCAGTGTTACTTAAATCTATACCAGCAATACGTTGAATAATACCAGCTAATGTGTCCCAATCTTTAATTGTAGACTGATCCAAATCCATTAACATTCCCAAATGATCTTCATCCATATCTGAAATCATTTGTTCAACACTTGCATTAGCTTCACCAAATTTTTCTCTAATTTGTTCAATATAATCTGCTGCATCACTATATTGTGTATATAATGCTCTAAAATTATCACGAAGATACGTATCAGCCATTGCTGCAGCATCAGATGTAGTATCACCTTTTTCATCAAGCATTGCTTGAATCTATTGTATTAATGCTAATCTTTGCTCAAGATATTGATTAGCATTTTGAACATCTGAAAAATCAACTGTTCCAGTCCCCGCGGCAGTAATTGCTGTTAATTCAGTTGAATATTTAGAAACATCTTCCAAAGCAGCCTGATAACGTTCAACTGAATCTTTCATTTGATCAAGCCATGAAAGCATATTTTGATAATATTCAGAATTTTGTAGCTGTTGATCTGTTAGTTCTCCTGCATCCCGTAAAGCATTTACTTGATCTACAATACCTTGAATAGTATTATATAATTCAACAATATGCTCTGTATCAAAATCAGTAAGAAAAGTAAAATCTACTCCATTTCCAGATCTAGCACCTGCATCTTTTAATAATTGTTCAATTTGTTCAGGTTCATCTGCAAAAGGTCCATGCGCGCCTGCAGAACCCGCACCTATATTTAAAAGATAATTACTACCAGATTGAGAACCAGCGTCAAAAGCGCTGCCTTTCGCGGTTGCGGTCACCTCGTTCCGCGCAGCTGCTAACTCTCGATCAGCTGACTCTTTCGCCTCTTGTGCAGCTTCTTCTCTTGCTTGTTTAATATAATCTGCTAAATTACCATAAGAATGAGCAAGATTATCTGCTGCTTCGCCTTCAAGACCATACTGATCTATTAAATCTTGAATATTTGATTTTAAATCAGATCGAGTAATTTCTCCATCTTCATATTTTTTATTTAAATCTTCAAGAGAAGAAAGAAGCTGCTTATTAGTTTCAATTTCCTCTTGTTTTTTATTTTCAGCATCAATTTCAGCTTGTTTAGATTCAATTAGCTTTTTATTAGCCTCATCTGAAGCATTAATTAAAGATCCAATAGCTGTTACAAGAGCAATGACACCTGCAGCAACCGCTACAAAAGGATTAAGCATTAAAGTAGTATTTAATAATTGCACTTTAATCGCGGCAGCCCCTGATGCACTTTCAACCAGTCCAATGGATACTGCATGCGCCGCCTCCGCGCTTGTAGAAATACCAGCTGCAACCGCTTCAGCAGTTGTCATAGTCTTCATTAATCCAAGTGCTGTTGTTGCTTTTGTAAAGCCAGTCGCAAGCATAGGAAGAGAAATCGCTAAATTAGTAATAGTTTGAAGCAATTTTTGACCAGTTGTTAAATCTTCATTTTTCCAAATACTTCCAAGATTTTGTACTTGCATAATTGCAGAACCAACTTGTGCAATTCCGCCAGCCATCTTAGCATAATTTTCAATATTAGCTGCTCTTTGCATTCTCTCTTGTCCAGTAACAAATTGAGCAACCATACTTTGAAGTTGTGCTTGTTTTTCAGTAATTTTATTTGCGATAGAATCTGCAGCTGCACCCATTTCAGACTCGATCTTTTGACGAGTTTCTGTTGCGCTTTGACCTGCTGCAGTTGCAATACCTCTTAACTCACCAACAATAAGTTGAATTTTTGCAGCCATTGCAGGCTCATCAACTGCATCATCTAATGTACCTAATTCTCTTTTAATATTCTCTAAAGATTGAATATGTCTTTCAGATAATTGGCCAGAAGAACCAAGTTTTTCTAATTCATTATAATAATTAGTGACACTTTGTTTAGCTTGTTCTAGTTCAGAAGAAATTGCTTCACCATTAATCATTTTTGTATTCATAGTATTTTGTAATTTAGAATACTGATTAATAGCTTTTACAACATTTTGAATACCTTGTTCTTGTTGTTGTAATCTTTTAATAACTTCAGCTTGACCCTCATCACTTGCCATAACTTCTTCTGCTGTCTGCCAAGCATCTGAATATTTCAAAACATCTTCAATCGCTTTATTTAAGAAAGATTGTTCATCTTCTAATTGAGCAATTTCATTACCAACTTGAGAAATATCATTAAGTAATGTTTGCATACCAGAAAATTGTTCTGGCGTCATCAATCTTGCTAATTCAAGTAATTGTTCTCTGTTTTTTAATAAATCTTGACTTGTTTTATCAAGACCTGGAATACCTTGCCAATCTTTTGTGGCTTGTAATGCTTGATCAAATTGTCTTGCATTTTCTTTACCAATTTCTAAATTGGTAATTGTAGTATTTAAACCTTTTGCAATTTGCTCGCTAAATACTATTACTCCAATAGCACCTAATGAACGTAATACAGCACCGCCACCGCCTAATTCATCAACTAAATTAGCAGTAAATGTTGCGGCAGTTGATAATCCATCAATTAATCCATTAATACTATCAGTATCAGCAAGGCTATCATAAATATCTTCAACAGATGCTTTTAATACTTGTAAATGAGCAGCTGTTGATTCCATATAAATATCTTGTTGTTCTTGTAATGTACCTGCTGCATTTTGAGCAGTATTCAATGCCTTATTATATTGTTCAAAGTTATCAAATAAAGCCAGTAAGTTGTTGTACTGTCTTTGACCAGCCATTGTCTGAGCAAGATAAACCTGTTGTTCACGAGTTAAATCTCCCCATTTACCGCCAATCTCTTCCATAACTTCGCCCATATCACGAAGATTACCATTCATATCAAGAACATTAATACCAAGTTCTGCCATTTTTCCAGAATAGTTACCAAGAGTAACACCATCTTCATCAATACCAGCTTTAATATCAGAAATTCTTGCATAAATAGTTCTTACTTTAACATTCTACATGAGTCGTTAATTCATGTACGTTCGCTTATGAACTGCTATATGTTTCCATATAGAATAGACTATATCTTAACCTATAATATATAGGTAAGTAACTATTTCCACTCACTTGAGTGTACTCTGCTTTACGCAGATAGTCGTTGAACTGAAAGGTATTAAAAAAGAATTGCTTTTCAGCAATTCTTCATAAAAGGCAAAATATTTAAATTTAATAGTTTTCCTTTTTTATATATAATTTCATATAAAGGAATATTATGGTCTTTACAATATTTTCTTTTTCTTTCATCTCTTTCTTGAATTTTTTCAAGAGAATCTGAAAAGATTTCTTTTTCTTCAAAGTGTTGTTCACCTTGACATTCAATAAAATATTGTATTTGATCATTTGTATCATACACCGCAAAATCAAAATGTTGTAAAGGTAATTCTGCAATTTGAACTTGCTCTTGAAAAATTATATTATTTTCTTTTAACAGTTCCATAATTTTAGTTTCACCTTTACTCTTCCATCTATCACATTGAGGGCATCCTCTACTTTGTAATAAACAATTATATCTTTGAGTAAAAATCATTCCACATTTTAAACATTTAAATTTTCCTTTATTATCATAGCCATTATATTCTAACATTTGAATAGTATTAAAAAAAGTCTCATCAATTTTCTTTTGTGCATCTTCTTTAGATAACATATTTTTAAATTTTACACTTTGACAATAGGAACAAGAACAGGGCTCTTTAAAAGCTGATACAATCGCTCTTTGCATCTCTTGTCCACAAACATTATGTCTAATAATAATGTTATCTTTATTAACCTTTTTTATAAAAGAATATTCATCATTATTTTTTAATCTTTCTATAATACTATCCAATTTAGTTTGATGAGTTTCACAACAAAAATGTCTATTTAATACATCATTACCCTTATTATAATGATGTATTTTCTTACATTTTAAACATTGTATAATACATGGTTTTGATATTGCAGTATATTCAAGTATTTTTATTTTACTTTCTGGAAAAATTGTTTTAAATCTTTTTAAAAACTATTCTTCTGTAATTTTTTTTGCCATAATTTTTTCCTTTCAGTGCGGATTATCCATTCTTGTTTACTTAGATAATAAAATCATATAAACATCCAATTTTTTGTTTCTACTTTCGTCACTCATATTATATCAAAAATTTTTAAAAAATACAATATAAGTAAAATTGGCTTTAGGACTTTCCCGCTTTTAAGCTGCTTTTATGCCCTAAGTTGTTAAGGCTGTACCAACAGACTCTGGAGCCTGTTTTGTAACAGAAATAATAGTTGATAACTGTGCAGCTAACTGATCTTCACTAACACCCATTGCGGCAGCCGCGCTTGCAACTTTACTCATACCAGTACTTAATTCTTCAAGGTCTGATGCTGTTGTTGCAGCAACCGCAGCTAATCTATCAACATATAATTCTGCTTCTTCAGCATTTACTTTATAACCATTCCATACAGCCGTTAATTGTTCTGAAACAGCATCTGTTGACTGACCAGTAACGTTAGCAGTTTTTAAAGTAATTGCCGCACGTTCTGCAATTTCTTTATCATTTAAACCCTGTTGAGCATAAATTAATGCAGCATTAGTATAGTCAGTCGTTGTCTTTCCTAGCTCTTTTGCCGCATTATTAGCTTGTACTGCAAAATTTGCCATTTCATCAGCAGATTTTCCAGTAACAATTCTAATATCATTTAATGAAGTGTCTAAAGACTTCACATACCCCCATGCTTGCTCAACAGAACGAGTTAATCCATTTACTGCTGCGGATGCCGCGTTCCATTTCACTGTATTAGCAAGAGTTGTTGCCATTTTATCCAGTATATTATGTGTTTCTTTTAACTGAATATTTGTACTTAATACAGATGATGATAGGCTTCTAAAAGCAGCTTCACCTGTGCTACCCGCCGCCCTAAATGCTTGATACACCTGTTCTACTGATGTACCAGACTGTTTTAAAGATTGATTAAAAGTCTCAATATTAACAGTATTTAATTTAGTATTAAATGCCTGTTTTAAAGCATCTTCTACTTTTCCTGCTTCATCTTTAATCTTATTAAGGGCAGAAGTTGCGGATGCCACATCAGTATCATTAATCTTCATTATATCGCTAATCTTCAATTTTTGAAGATCTTGTAATGAAGCCTTTAATTGATTCAGGTTGTTCTGTTGAACATCAAACCCAACCTGATACCTAATTTGATTCGCCATATCCTTTTATCTCCTTAACAAAATATTATTAGCCGTTATTTTCTCCTTCTGTTGAAGTAGTATTTTTATCGGCAAATTCTCCAATTACAACCCAAATATCTCCAGCTTTTTGCACAGTGGGTTCTGTCTTGGAGAAAATGATATGATTATTTGTTTCTTGTATTTCCTTATCCATTACTTCTTTAGAAATACCATTTCCATAAAATGAACTCATACTAATCCTCCTTTATTAATATACAAAGTCGATAATAGTATCTGCATCAGCCCCATTTGGAAATACTAATGTTTTTACATCTACAATATTATCTAATTCATAAATTCCAGTTTTACCAACTTTAACAGGCACATTATTAACTTCAATAATAGTACCTTCAGCTGTTTGAACACCTAATTTATATAAAATAGGTTTTGTTGTTTCTGGTGTAAAAGCTCCAATAGGAGCATTATCCGCAAGTAAATCCACACCTGCGGTAAAAGGTCCAACGACCTGTCCAATTCTTCCATTCAACATGATAGTTCATCCTCCGTTATATAAAATAAAAAGAGACTTTTAATTGTCTCATTTAAAAATTTTCCCTTCATACATAATATAAAAATTTACCTTTTTTAATTATCTTATCTTGACCATGAAATTTTTTCTTGATTCTTCATCAAAAATTTGTTATAATATTTATAGAAAATAAAGGAAGAAATATCTAAAACTTTTTAAATAATAGAAGGAGAAAAGTTTATGGCAACTTTTGCTTTTTCAGACCTACATGCTCAATATGATCTTTGGAAACAGATTAAAGAGTATATTAAACCAGAAGATACAGTTTATTGTCTTGGTGATTGTGTGGATCGAGGTGATGTTGGTCTTGAAATTTTAAATGAAGTTATGGAAACTCCTAATATTATTCTTCTTCGCGGTAATCACGAAGATTTCATTGACAGTATTGGTTCTGAAGTTATGCGCTGTGAACCCGATGAAGATGTTTATTGGGCGGTTCCTAATATGTATCTTTGGCGTATGAATGGTGCAGAAAATACCATTAAAGCCTTTAACAAACTGTCAAGAGGAAGAAAAAATTGGCTTATTAATAAAATTAGAAAACTTCCTACTCATGCGGAATATACTAATCTTAATGGTGATGTAATTTATCTTTGTCATGCAGGTAGACAACCTGATATAGAAGAAATTAAAGATATGCGGGAAGGCGATATTCCTATGAATAATTATATTTGGGATCGCCATCACCTCAGACAATTCCACTGGAATGGTAAAGATAATGAATATTGTGTTCATGGTCATACACCAGTTGAATATTTTTATTATTATGGTAATCCAGAATTTGATCCACCCGCATTCAGATTTGAAATGTATAGATATTGTGATGGTCATAAGATTGATATTGATCTTGGTGCTTTTGATACACACCACGCATGTCTGTTAAATCTTGATACATTTGAACCAATTTATTTTAAAGATAGAACTCTTTCTGAAGAAGGGTGGAAGATAATAGATAATGGAGTCGAATAAGACTCAATCTGCTCTTGAATATTAGCATAGTAGACTTTCTCAAGAATGTGGTGAAGATCATATTGACGCAGGAATTTATGAAGATATTTTACCTGCGGATGTAGCAAGATACCAAGTAGCAACTTTATATAAACCCTACAAGGAGAGTTAAAGATCTCTCCTTGTTTTTTTATAAAAATTATATTATAATATATAAAGAAAGGTGGTAAAAAATATGAGTAAAATTTTAATGTGCGGTGATATTCATGGAAGTTGGAAACCTGTTAGAGATTTATACCAAACTATGTTTAAAAAACAACCTTTAACTGAAAATGATGTACTAATTATTCTTGGTGATTTTGGTGCAAATTTTTTCTTTAATCATCGTGATACTGAATATAAAAAGAAACTTGGTAAATATAAAATTACATATTTTATTATTCGGGGAAATCATGAAGAACGCCCCAGTATTTGTATGAATAAAAATCCTAACGCTTGGCACATAGAAGAATTTTGGGGAAACCAAGTTTATGTAGAAAATGATTATCCTTACATTAAATACGCTCTTGATACTCCTGCAAAATATGAAATTCCAACAGCACAAGGCGATTCTATAAAAACCCTGGTTCTTCCTGGTGCATATAGTGTAGATAAATATATACGGCTTGCAAATAATTGGAGCTGGTTTCCGCAAGAGCAATGCAATGAAGAAGAAATGGCGACAGGTGTTGCTTTAGCACAGTCTGATAGCTATGACCTTGTGTTGTCTCATACTTGTCCTATTATTTATGAACCCACTGATCTATTTTTATCTGTTGTAGACCAATCTACTGTTGATAAAACCACTGAACGATGGCTTGGTGGAATTGAGTATAATTTAGATTATAACCTCTGGTGCTGGGGGCATTATCATGCCAACCGGATTTATCCACAGGTTGAAAGTAAAAATAAATTAATGTTATTTAATGATTGTTTTCTTGATGTATATAAGTATTTTTGTGGACATTATAATTTATATAGTTCTTTAATAAAAATCCATGAAAATACTAAGACAAAAGCGATTTAAATTATAGCACACAATATACTGTAAAAATTAATCAAAATTTATATTAGACTCAACAAAAGCATCCATATTATTTTGATTTTGCTATTTTTGATAAAAATAATATTTTATTATATTTAATAGAATATGATGGAATTCAACATTTTAAGGTTCAAAACAATGGATCTATTTGGAATACCACCGAACAAGTAGAAAAAACAAAAATAAGAGATATGATTAAAAATCAATGGTGTAAAGAAAACAATATTCCATTAATCCGTATCCCATATACGCATTTACAAGATTTATGTTTAGAAGATTTACAATTAGAAACAAGTCAATTTATTATTTAATGGAGAGCTAAAGCTCTCCATTTGTTTTTTCTTTTGTTTTTTGTTATAATATATATATAAAGAAATGAACAAAAAGAAAGGGTGTGTATTATTATGGGAAGATGTAATGATTTTGCAATTTCAAAAATGTATTGTTGTAACTGTGGAAAAGAAGGTTTACCAATAGCAAGAAAAGCTGGACATTATCGTGAAGCAGGGCATTTGAAAAAATTATATTGTATTCATTGTGGAAAAGTTTGGAATCATGCCGAAATTCGTCCAATGTATAGTGATTATAATTACGAAGATTTTCAACTTGAAATGAAATATGGAAACTTTGACGAAAAAGGCGATAGAAAAGAACCTTATAGAATTTTTAGAGGAGAATTAAAACAGAAAGGGGTTATTTAGTATGGCAGATTTATTTTTAATGTCTGGGGTTCCTGGTGCGGGTAAGTCTACTTTCCTTAAAAATAGGGTAAAGAAAGATACTTCTGTAGTAATTTCTCGTGATGTTATTAGATTTTCTATTGTAAAACCTGAAGAAGATTATTTTTCTCATGAAGATGAGGTACTTGCAATTTTTTGGAAACAGATTAATGAAGCACTGGCGGCTGGCAAAAATGTTTTTGTTGACCAGACTTCTTTAACTCCAAAAGCAAGAAAATGGTTACTTCAGCATGTTGAAGGTTATGACCATGCAAATCTTATCTGGATTGACGAAGATATTCAGACTTGTCTTGAAAGAAATGAGATGCGGCGCGGAACCCGTGCTTATGTACCAAGAAGTGTCATCCGCCGCATGAATGAGCAGTTTATTGAGCCTTCTCTTGAAGAGGGATTCTACAGAATCTATCGCTATAACAGCAAAGAAGATAAATTAACTTACAAAGGAGAGATGTTATAATGTCAAATATTTGGCTAATTTCAGATACCCACCTGAATCATGATAAAGAACACTCATTCACCTAATCCATTTTGCGAATATGATATGATGTATAATGTAAATTGTGATGCTCATGATTGTAGACCGATCGCATATGAAGATATGGTTGCTGCAATTATGCAAAGAAAAAATAATATTTAAGGACAAAATTGATTAATTATATTGTTCTATTTTTTATATTCCTTAGAGGACACTAAAAGGTTCTCTAAGGAATTTTTTATTTTATTTTTATGGAGGTAGAAAAATGAATCTAAAAATAAGATTTAAGAATCCAGTATTTATTGCTCAGCTTATTCTTGCAATTCTCACTCCAATTCTTGCGTATGCAGGTCTAACACTTCAAGACCTTACCTCTTGGCAGGCACTTGGAGAGATTCTACTTGGAGCTATCCGTAATCCATATGTACTTGGTCTTATTGTTGTTTCTGTATGGAATGCTCTTAACGACCCAACCACAGCTGGTATTACAGACAGCGCACAAGCTCTAACTTATGATAAGCCTAAAGTAAAAGAACAATAAAAAGAACTTACTAATTGGCACTTGTTGTGCCGTACTCCAAGGGGAGATATAATCTCCCCTTTTATTGTATTGGATATGATGGAAAAAGAAAAAATAAAAAGCCACTTAAAAAGGAGGCTCTTAAAATGGCAAAAATTAAAGGAATGGATATTTCATACTGGCAAGGGAAAGTTGATTTTAAAAAGGTTGCCGCAGATGGAATTAAATTCGCAGTATTAAGAGATGGGTATCGAAAAACTTTAGATAGTAGATTTGTAGAATATGTAAAAGGATGCCAACAGAATGGTATTTATGTTATGGCTTATCATTTCATTTATACTGATGGCGCAACTCCTAAACAAAATGCTCAATCTTCTTATGATAATCTAAAGAAAGCTGGACTAAATCCTACAAAAACATGGATTGCCGCAGACTTAGAGTATGATACCTGGACAAAAAATGGTGAAAAATGTACAAAAGCAAAATGTACTCAATACACCAAAGAATATCTTGATGCCTTAAAAGCATTAGGATGTAATAAATTATTTATTTATACCAATCAAGATTATTACAAAAATTATTATGATTGGTCTCAATTAAAATATCCAATTTGGTTAGCTGACTACGAGGGGGATCCAAATTATGATTGCGTAATGCAACAATACAGTTCTTCTGGAAAAGTTAATGGAATCAGCGGAAATGTGGATATGGACTGGTTATTTGATGAATCAATGATGAAGGATACTCCAACAACTACAAAAACAGACCCCACAACACAAAAGAAAGAAGAAACTATTGCAGTTACCGCAGATAGAGTTATTGCGGTTGCTAAAGCTGAAGTAGGATATAAAGAAAAAGCAAGTAATTCTAATTTAGATAATAAAACTGCTAACGCTGGTTCTGCTAATTATACTAAATATGCAAGAGATTTTGATCAGAAATATCCGAATTGGTATAATGGAAAGAAAAATGGATTTGCATGGTGTGATATGTTTGTTGACTGGTGTTTCTTAACTGCTTTTGGTTATAAGAAAGCATTAGAATTACTATGTCAGCCTGAAAAATCTGCTGGTGCAGGATGCACTTATTCTTATAATTATTATAAAAATAAAGGTCAAGTTGGTAGAACACCTAAAAAGGGTGCTCAAATTTTCTTTGGTGTCCCTGGCGACTTTAGTCATACTGGTTTAGTATATGATTTTGATAATTCAAATGTTTATACTATTGAAGGAAATACCTCTGGTCAAGTTGCATATCGTCAATATAGCAGAAGTAAATCAAACATTTATTATGGTTATCCTAATTATTCTGGTGCGGCTACAAAACCAGCGACATCAACAACTGCTAAAACAACAGAACAAATTGCTAAAGAAGTTATTAATGGTAAGTGGGGTAATGGTGATGAACGCAAGAAGAAACTTGAGGCTGCAGGATATAATTACAGCACAGTTCAAGATAAAATAAATGAACTATTGGGCGGCGGCTCAAAAATCGTAACACCAACAACAACAAACACAAATGTTAAAGTTGATTATGCACGTTCTTTTAGTAAAAGCATTGCAAAAACATATACAACAACAGCAAGTCTAAACTTACGTGCAGGAGCTAGTACCTCAAAAACAGTAATCACAGTTATTCCAAAAGGTAAAAAAGTCACTTGTTATGGATATTATACTGGTGATTGGTATTATGTTAAATACAGAAATTATACTGGATTCTGTTCTAAGAATTGGTTACGGTAATAATTATCCATTAGATAGGGAGTTTAACGGCTAAAGCCGTTAAACTCCCTAATTTTTTTTTGTCTATTTGAAAATTATAAGTATTTATGATATAATATATTATAAAATAAAAATTAAGGAGATTTTTATATGTTACATATTTATATAGATGGCTCCGCCCGCAATAATGGTCGAAACAATTCAAAGGGCGGTTTTGGCATAGTAATTTTTGATGATAACCGCAATTTAATTGATGCCTATTGTGAACAGTTTGATAATGTAACAAATAATCAAATGGAATTAAAAGCATTTTTAAAAACCTTTGAATTATTAAATACAAAATATAAAAATCAACAAGTAACTATTTATTCTGATTCAGCATATTGTATAAATATCCTCACTTCTTGGATTTATTCTTGGAGTAAAAATAACTGGAAAACAGCTAAAGGTGAAACAATAAAAAATTTAGATATTATTCTTTCCCTATATAAATATTATACAATAGATTTTTTCATTAATCAAATTAATTTTACTAAAGTTGACGGTCATAAAGGAATTATAGGAAATGAATTAGCTGATGCTCTTGCAACGGCAGATAAGCTAAAATTTTCAAATATTATATTACAAAATCATATTCTCATCGCTCCTTCCGAAAAAACTTGCTAAAATCAAAAATTTATGTTATAATATATTTATAATAAAGAAAGAGGTAGAATATATGAATGATAAACATTTATATACTGAGGATAGTATTGAAAGTTTAAGTCCTCTTGAATTTACAAGACTTCGTCCTCAAGTATATGCAGGTGACTGCACATATTCAACTCAGTTGTTAGTTGAAATTATTTCTAATGCTGTTGATGAATATCGTCTTGGGCATGGAAATGAGATTGAAGTATGTATTAATGGTGACATTGTATTAGTCAAAGATCATGGACAGGGTTTTATTCCTAACTCTATGAGAGATGATGGTAAAACTGTTCTTGAAGCAGCCTTCAGTGTCCTTAATACATCTGGTAAATATCGTGATGATGGAACTTATGAAGGGACTTCTTTGGGTTCTTTTGGTATTGGTAGCAAAATTACAACTTTTTTAAGTCATTGGCTTACAGTTTCTACCTTTAGAGATGGAAAATCTGAAACTATTGAATTTAAAGAAGGCGTTTTTGATTCTCGAAAAGTAAATGAGAAAAGTCCAAATCCTTCGGGTACTTTTGTTAAATGGCAGCCATCAGAAGAATTTTTTACTCATACCGAAGTAGAAATTAATAAGATTAGAGATTTATTTAAAACTATTGTATGTCTTTGTCCTGGATTAACCATTAATTTAAATAACAATGGTAAAACAGAAATTTTTACTTCTACACATGGCATTAATGATCTTGTGGATGAGGCTGTAAAAGATACAGAACTTATTAATAATCGTTTTTCAATGAATTTCTCAGAAGGTAAGAATAAACTTGATATTGTTCTTACTTATGCTGGAAATTATTCTTCAACCATAATTCCTTATGTTAATACTGGTTTAACAGAATCTGGACCTCATATTACTCAGATTAAAACTGTTATTACAAGAGAATTTAATAAATTCTTTAAAGAAAAGAAATGGCTGAAAGAAAAAGATACTAATTTAACTGGCGATGATATTCAAGAGGGAATGTATGTAGTATTTAATATTACTGCTCCTAATGTTGGATATGATGCACAGGTTAAAAGTAGAATTACAAAGATTGATATGACGCCTTTTACTTCTGCTTTAAGTACAAATCTTGAAGTATGGCTAAATAATAATGAAAAAGAAGTAAAATCTATTTTTGAAAAGGCAGCTGCCGCTCGTAAAGCACGAGACGCTGCAAAGAAAGCAAGAGATAAAGCAAGAGAGCAAAATAAAAAGAAACAGAAAGCTCTTAAATTTGATAGTAAACTTGCTGATTGTAATTCAAAAGACAGAAGTAAATGTGAAATTTATATTACTGAGGGAGATAGTGCATCTGGTAACTTAAAACTTGCTCGTGATAATGAAACACAGGCTGTTATGCCAGTTAGAGGTAAAATTTTAAACACTCAGAAGGCTACTTTTGCACAAATTCAAAAAAATGCAGAAATTATGACAATGTGCGATGCATTCTTTGGACCTGGAGATTGGTCTATTGACCCCAAAACCCTCAAGGTAACATATCATCAAGTAAGATATGGAAAAATTATTATTATGTCTGATGCTGATGTCGATGGAGCACATATTAAAAATCTTTTTTATACATTTATATGGAACTTTTGTCCAGATTTAATTAAAGATGGTTATGTATATGCGGGCGTGCCACCTCTTTATAAAATTACTCTCGCCGCAAATAAAGGATATAAATATCTTAAAAATGATGAAGCATTAGCTAAATATCAAAAAGAAAATAAGGGAAAAAAATATCAAGTTGGTCGTATGAAAGGTCTTGGTGAAATGGACGTTGAAGAAACGGAAGAAACCTTGACAAGCCCCAATAATAGAATCATCAAGCAGATTGGCGTTGAAGATGTTGCGGCGGCTAATAAACTTTTTAATGATTTAATGGGCAATGCTGTCATACCGCGTAAGCGTTATATTAAAGAACATAGTCAGGAGGCAACTTATAATGCAGAATGATTTAACAAAAGAATTAGGTACAAACTTTATAGAATACGCTGTTGCGGTTAATACTGATCGAGCTATCCCAAATGCAAAAGATGGATTAAAACCAGTTGCAAAACGAATCCTATGGGGTGCCGAAGATAAGACTAAATGTGTATCGAGCAAACCGCATGTAAAAGCGGCAAAACTTGTTGGTGATATTATGGGTACATATCATCCGCATGGTGATAGTTCAATTTATGGTGCTCTTGTGCGGCTTTCTCAAAATTGGGTTATGCGTTATCCACTGATTGATTTCCATGGTAATAATGGTAATATTATTGGTGATGGCCCTGCACATATGCGATATACTGAATGTAGATTAAGTAAATTAGCAGAAGATGGATTACTTCAGGGAACAAAGAAAAATAATGTTGATTTCATTGCTAATTATGATGAAACAACAGAAGAACCAGTATCTCTTCCAAGCATTTTTCCTAATTTACTTTGTAATCCTAATAGCGGCATTGGTGTAGCTATGGCTTGCTCCTGGGCACCACATAATCTTGGTGAAGTTGCTGCGGCGATTAATCAATATTTGTCTGGAGAAGAGCCAATGTTGCCTGGTCCAGATTTTCCAACAGGCGGAATTATTATTAATCAAAAAGAAATTCCCACAATTATGCGAACTGGACATGGTAGTGTAAAAGTTCGCGGTAAATTTGAAATTGATAAGCAAAAAATTATTTTTACAGAAATCCCGTATGGAACATCTGTTGAAGGATTAATGACTGAAATTGGTAAAGTTTCAGATGCAAAAGAAATTGAGGGTATTGATAATATTCGTGACGAATCTAATAAAAAAGGTGTTAGAATTGTCATTGAATGCGATAAAGGTATTAATCCCGCAAGTATTGTAAATAAACTTTTTGCAAAAACAAATTTACAGAGTTCATTCAGCTACAATCAAGTTGCTCTTGTAGATAAAGTGCCAACTGAATTAAATCTTAAAGATTGTATTAAAATTTATGTTGACCATAATATTGATTGTATAACAAGAGAAACTAAATTTGATTTAGATAAAGCTATTGATAGACTTGAAATTGTTAATGGTTTGCTACGGGCACTTGAAGATATTGACAATATCATAGCGCTGATTAAAGACTCTGAAAATGCAACTGCCGCAAAAGAAAATTTAATTAAGAAATATCAGTTCACAGAAAATCAAGCTAAAGCAATTTTGGCTATGAGACTTTCTTCTCTTGCAAAACTTGAAAAAGTTGAACTTGAACAGGAAGCTAAAGAACTTGAGAATAAAATCAAAGATTTAAAAGATATTCTTGCAAATGAAAATCGTCAAAAGGATATTCTTAAATCTCGTCTAACAGATTTAGTAAAAAAATATGGTGATGCTCGTAGAACAGAATTAACCCATATTGAAGTAAAACCAGAAGATAAAATTATTGAAGAAGTTACTCCAGAAGATTGTGTTGTAATTCTTTCTCAAACTGGAGATATTAAACGTGTACCTAAAAATAGCTTTAAAGTACAGCGAAAAAATGGAAAGGGTGTTAAGACAAAAGACGATGTAATTATGTCTACCATCTCTACTAATACTATTGATAATCTTCTTCTCTTTACTAAAAAAGGTAAGATGTTTAAAATTATCGTAGATGAAGTACCAGTTGGAACGAACGCATCAAAAGGCGCCCATGTTGGAACTTTAATTAATATGGATCAAGATGATGAAGTAATTGCTATCACTTCTTTAGCAAGAAGTAATACTGCAAAATATGTAGTATTCTTTACTAAACAGGGTCTGATGAAAAAAACTCTTCTTAATGAATATACAAAAGTAAAACGAAGTACAGGAATTGCTGCAATTAAAATCAATGATGGTGATTCTATTGCTAATGTTGAATTTATTAATGAAGAAGATATCCTTGTAATTACAAAAAATGGTATGTCTATTCATTTTGAAAGTAAAAATGTTAATCCTATTGGTAGAGTTGCGGCTGGTGTTAAAACTATAAAATTAGATGAAAATGATGAGGTTGTTGTAGGACTTCCAATTCATTCAGAGAATGATACTGTTGCTATTTTCTCTACAAAAGGATATGGTAAAAAGACTTCTATTAAAGAATTTACAGTTCAGGGCAGAGGTGGAAAAGGATTGGTAATTTATAAGCCAAGTGCTGTATATGGACAAATTGCTGGTGCAACAATTATTTCAGACAATGATACAATTCTTCTTACTGGCCAGCCGAGTTCTATATGCATTGCTGCAACAGATCTGCCTTTATTAACTCGAACAAGTTTTGGTAATATCATGGTAAAATCTAATATTTCATCCATAGTGAAATTTTAATAAATGAGGGACTTTTGTCCCTCATTTGTCTTTTTTAAAAAAATATGATATAATATATTTATAAAAGATAGAAGGTGAAACAATATGGATATGCGATATTTAATTGATAAACTTAATCATTATACTGATTTATATGACCAGGGGCATCCAGAAATTTCTGATAAAGAATGGGATGAACTTTATTTTATATTGAAACAAGAGGAAGAAAAAACTGGTGTGGTATACCCAGATTCGCCAACTCAGCATATTCATTATGAATCTGTTTCTAAGTTAAATAAAGTTACTCACGATCATCCTATGCTTTCTCTTGATAAAACAAAAGATATTCAAGAGGTTAATGAATTTCTTCAAGCACAGCCTTTTGTTGCTATGTTTAAAATGGATGGTTTAACTTGTTCATTAACATATGAACATAGAAAACTTATTAAAGCTGAAACCCGCGGAAATGGAGTTGTTGGAGAAGATATTTGGCATAATGCAAAAGTTGTAAAAAATATTCCATTAGAAATTCCTTATGAAGGACGTTTAATAGTAGATGGAGAGATCATTTGTCGTAAGGATGACTTTATTCCATTTCAAAAAGAATATAAAAACCCAAGAAATTTTGCTTCTGGTAGTATAAGACTTCTTTCTTCTGAAGAATGTAAAAAAAGAAATCTTAGTTTTGTTGCTTGGGAAATGATTGAGGGTTATCCTAATATTAAAGAATTTTGGCAGCGGTTAGAACAGCTTTATAACATTGGTTTTACTATTGTTCCAATGGTCTGTGATAGACAGTGGGTTGACGAAGCACTTGAGGTTATTCAAGAACAGTTTAAAGAAGAACATGCTATTTATCCTATTGATGGATATGTCTTTAAATTCAATGACGTAGATTTTGGTAAAAAACAAGGCCAAACAGATCATCATTTAAAAAATGCAATCGCATACAAACTTTATGATGAAACATATTCAACTCGTTTAAAATATATCCAATGGACAATGGGAAGAACTGGTGTTTTTACTCCAGTAGCAGTATTTGATCCTATTGATATTGATGGTTCAACAGTAGAAAGAGCATCTCTTCATAATGTAAGTATTATGAGAGAACTTCTTGGTGATTGTGCTTATGTAGGTGAACTTCTTCAAGTTTATAAAGCAAATCAGATTATTCCTCAAATTGCGGAAGCTGGACCAAAATATGATTATGGTTATGTGGTTGCTCATGGTGGGGTATCTGCTAATGATGTTATTGAAAGATGTCCCATATGCGGCGGTGATGTTGCATATATAACCAGTGATGATGGAGTAATTAACGCATATTGTGATAATCCTCTCTGTGAAGGTAAGTTAATAAATAGACTTGAGCATTTTTGTGGGAAAAAAGGTCTTGATATTAAAGGGTTATCTAAAGCTACTTTTCAAAAGTTAATTGATTGGGAATGGCTTGAAAATCTTGAAGGAGTTTTTAATCTTAATCAATATAGAAATGAATGGATTAAGAAGCCTGGTTTTGGAATAGCTTCTGTAGATAAAATCTTAAAATCAATAGAAGAACATAGACATACAACCCTTGATGCTTTTATATCTGCGATTGGTATCCCCCTTATAGGGCGGACTGCCGCAAAAGATTTAACAAATTATTTTGAAACATATGAAGATTTTCGTGATGCAGTAATGGATGATACTTATAATTTCTTTATCTTAGATAATTTTGGTGAAGAAATGAATAATAGTATTAAAAACTTTAATTATGCGGAAGCTGATAGAATTTCTAAACTTTTAATTTTTGAAACTCCTGTTGTTAACAATATTCAAATAAATAACAGTCTTACAGGAAAAACTATAGTTATTACGGGAAAACTTACTACATTTAAAAATAGAGCTGAATTAAAAGCGGTTATTGAATCTCATGGTGGAAAGGTTTCAGATTCTATTTCTGGCAAGACTGATTTATTAATTAATAATGATGTAAATAGTACATCATCTAAAAATAAAGCTGCAAAAGCACGCAATATACCTATTATTTCAGAACTAGATTTTATGAAGCAATATATTGAAAACTAAAGAAAATTTTTATATAATATAATTGTAAATAAGATGAATAGTTACGAAGAGTTGTAATTCAGACATGAAAGCAAAAAAGACAAAAATAAATATTTTATTCACCAGTAATTTTTCTTGACTTTATAAAAAATTTTTGATATAATAAAAATACAGGTGATAAATATAGTTCATCTTAAAGAAAAAAACATTATTTAATTATAAGGAGAAAAGAAACTATGCTAAAAGAAAATAGTAAGATTGTTTATGATTTTGTAAAGGCTCATGATGGTGAAGATTTCACCGCACAGGATATTGCAGATGCAACTGGACTTTCCGTTCGTTCTGTTAATGGTATTGTAACTTCCGCTTTCCAGCGCCATAAGGATAAGGATAAGAATGAGGTTCCGCTAATGGTTCGTGTTCCTGCTGAGATTCAGGATCCTGAGACTGGCCTTCATAAGGCAATCAAGTTCATCCAGCTCACAGATGCCGGTCGCGAGTTCGATCCCAACGCTGAGGACTAATTTGATTATACAGTGAGGGTTAGATAAAAATATCTAACCCTCATTTTTTGCATATTGGAGGAATTATGATATTATTAATATTAGGTTTCGTCTTTCTAATATGCAGTCTAATTCTTTTTTACAAAGCAAATCAAATTAAAATTAATAAATAGGAATAGAAATAGAAATACATATAGAATTTGCAAAAATTAAGTAAAGAATTAGAAATAAAAATAGAAAATCTTCTTGATTTAAACCGTAAAAAAGAAAGATAGTTACAAAAAGAATATCTTAAATATGAATAGGATTTAGAGAAAAATCTTAATTAGAAAAAGAATAAAAGACAACAAGAAATTAAAGCATATATAGAAAGTCAAAAACAATTAGCCGATCAAACCGTAAATACAGTATATGAATCTGCCCAAAAGCAAATTTCAGATATTAATAATGATATTCAAAACACTCGTAATATAGCATTGCAAGAAAAAGAATAGATACAAACTGAAATTGATAAATTAAAAGCCTCATTAAGTGCGGGTGTTGAAGCTCGTCTCCGCGAGCAAGAGAAAAAAGATAAAATTAATTTTTATAAACTTTCTATTTCTGAAGCGGATTTGGCTGATGTCAAAATGTTATAGAATTTAAAATCCTCTTTTCATAAACCTGTTGTTTTAAGTAAACTTATATGGACTCAATATTTTCAAAAGCAAATGACAGAATTATGTGATAGAGTTTTAGGGAAAAAGACTATTTGTGGTATTTACAAAATTACTAATTTATTAACAGAACAATGTTATATTGGTCAAAGTGTTAATATTAGTGATAGATGGAAACAACATTGTAAATGCGGTTTAGGTATTGAAGCATCAGCTACTAATGTTTTATATAATTCTATGCAACGAGATGGTGTATGGAATTTCAGCTTTGAATTATTAGAAGAATGTTCTCGTGACTTATTAAATGAAAAAGAGGCTTTTTGGATTGATACATATAGTAGTAATATTTATGGTTTAAATACTATGAAAGGAATAAAAACATGATTAAAGTATTTACTTTAAATAAAAATGGAAAAATAGAATTAACAGAAAAAGAATTAAAATAGTTATTAGATAATGTATATTGGGAAGGATATAGAGATAATAATAAATCTTGGACTTATACAACTCCATTAACTTATCCTTATTATTCAACAACAACTGCAGATTCAATTACTTTAGGATCAGTTGCAAAGGAGAATGAAATAAAATGAAATTTTAGAATACACAAGCATGGGGTTTTGAACATGCTATACGAGGTATGAGAAATCCTAAAGAAAGTTGGAACAAAAGTGATAGTTATTTCAATATTACAGACGATTATGATGAAGGAGTTCTTGATGTAGCTGACGCTTGGGTTTATCAAAATTATCCTGAGTTGAATGGGCATGAAGATACTAAAGAATTTTTTGATTTAGAAGATAAATATTGTGATTGGTTAATTACAGAAGGAATTTTAAAAGAATCTAAAGATTATCAATATAGAGATAATGCTTTTATTGGGCCTAATGATATGAAGCTTGCTCAAACATTGATTAAAGCTGGTCCAGAACATCGGAAATTTTTACGACAAATTTTTGTATCAGTTGATATTACTGCTCCACTTTATTGGTGGAAATAGATGGATCAATATAAAATAGGAACAGTCACAGATAGTACATCAACTATGCACAAACTAACAAGTAAGCCTATTACTCTTGAAAGTTTTGAAGTTGATGACTTTAATCCAGAAATTGTATATTACGAAATTCCTGGTGCTCAAAATGATATTGGCATGTTTGCAGATTTTATGATTGAACAACTTGAATTTCTTCGTCAAAAATATCTTGAAACAAAAGACAAAAAATATTGGAAAGAACTTGTGCGGTGGCTGCCTGAGAGCTGGCTTCAGACGAGAACATGGTCTGCAAATTACGAGGTTGTTCGCTCAATTTGTCAGCAACGCCGCAATCATAAACTAAATGAATGGGCAGGTAAAGATGATCCATCTAAAAATAATTTTATTAAATGGGCAAGAGAAAAACTTCCTTATGCTCAATATTTAATTTTTGATGATGAAAATATTCCTTTTTAAATTGAAAAATAAAAAATAAAATATTATAATATAATTACAAGATGAAAATTATATTATAAATGAAAAGGGAAAATAAATGACTAAAAAAGAAGCTTTTATTGATTTTGTAAATTATTTTTTTGAAGATAATGATGTGCGTTTTGAGAATGATGAAAATTTTCAATTAGCTAAAGAATTTTTTGAAGATTTTAAAAATAATAAAATCAAAAATTCAGGAGCCATGACAGAAAATGGTAAGAAGCTACTTTCTTGGATGCAAGAGAATGTAGATACAATGACTAATCTTTTTACATCTAAGGAGGCGGCAGAAGCTCTTTTTACCTCAGGTCGTTCTATTGCTGGTTCTATGCGAAAACTAGTAAATGATGGATATGTGGAAAAGACTGGCAAAGATCCTGTTCAGTATTCTCTTACTGAAGCTGGTAAAAATTATCAGTTTGACAATTAAGAAAAATTTTGTTATAATATAAGAGTAAAAAGTTGATTGACAAGGAGAAATAAATAAATGAAAGCAAACGCAAAATTTATTAACACAGAAAAGATTGAAGGATACGTTTATAGTACAGGTAGTAATTTTAATCAGCTTTCTGAAAGGGTTACTGGAGAAAATTCTAAGAATCCTGGTACTAAGTATATCGCTGGTGATCTTGATGTTGCCGTAGATGACACTGGTCTGAATGTAATTACCATTCATTATACTTATGTAACCGAAACTTACAAGAGTGGTCAGACCAACAACACTTATACCGCACTCAAGAGAATCATTGATAATCCCGATAAGACTTGGGTAAATGGCGGTAAGGATAATGCATTTAAGGTTCAGTGTACTGGAACTTCTATCGCACTTAATGATTTCATTGCAGGTGATGGTTCTAAGGTTGCGGCGATCAGAAATGAGAATGGTTTTTGTTCTATCGTAAATGAGCTTGGATCTGAAGCAGAAAGAAATACTTTTACAGCAGATATGCTGATTACAAAGGTAACTCATATTGATGCAGATCCTGAGAAGAATATCACAGAAGATTTTACAACTGTTAGTGGTGCCATTTTTGGGTATGGTCCAGTTCTTCTTCCTGTATCTTTCGTTGTTCGTAACGAAATGGGAATGAATTATTTTGAAAATCTTGATGCCACTCCTTCTAAGCCTGTTTTTACAAAGGTTTGGGGACGTATTAATTGCATGACCATTAAGATTGAAAGAACTGAAGAGTCTGCATTTGGTGAAGCAGCAGTTCAGACTTATGAGAGAAAGAGTCGTGAATATGTTATCACTGGCACTGCAAAGGTTCCTTATGATTTCGGTGATGAGGAAGTTCTTACCGCAGCAGATGTAAATAAGATGACTCAGGATCGTCAGGTTATGCTGGCAGAAGTTGAAAAGAGATATAATGAGCGTCAGGCCAATAAGGCCGCTGGCGGAGCTAATTTCAATGCGGCTGCCGCAACAAAGGCTGCTCAGGCTGTGCCTGAAGGTGGGTTTGTATTTTAATAAAAGGGGGATTAATCCTCCCCCTTTCTTTTAAAGAAAGGATATTATAATTATGGCAGATATTGATATTTTTAGTATCCAACCACACCAGGTAAGTCGTGATCTTCGCGGTTATTCCGTATTTTTCTACGGTGGTTGGAAAACTGGTAAAACCACAATCGCATCAAAATTTCCTAATGCACTTCTTCTTGCCTTTGAAAAAGGTTATAATGCATTGGCAGGTGTTCGTCCTCAGCCAATTAATTCTTGGGCAGAATTTAAGAAAGTTTTACGTCAGTTAAAGGATGCCCGCGCAAAGGAAATGTTTGAAACAATTATTGTTGATACCGCTGATATTGCTTATGACTATTGTACAAAATATATTTGTGATAATGCTCAGAGGTCTGACGGCGGTTATGGAGTAGATTCTATCTCTGATATTCCTTTTGGTAAGGGATATGGAATGGTTGAAAAAGAATTTGATACTGCACTTCGTTCTATTGTCCAGATGGATTATGGTCTTGTAATTATTTCGCATGAAACTGATAAGACATTTACAGATGAAGCGGGTAATCAATACAATAAGATTGTTCCTACTCTTGATAAGAGAGCAAATAATATTTGTGCAAGAATGTGTGATATTGTTGGATATTCTCGTGCAGTAACAGATAAAGATGGAAATCTTAGTACCAAACTTTTTATGCGGGGAACTCCTCGTTATGAAGCTGGTTCAAGATTTAAATATACTCCAGATTTTATTGATTTTTCATATGAAAACCTTGTAAATGCTATTGCAACTGCTATTGATAAACAAGCTGAAGAAGATGGCGCGCAGTATTTTACAGATACTCGTAAAAACGCATATGAAGATACAACTAAAGACCTTAATTTTGATGAGCTTATGAAAGGCTGTAATGATCT